ATTTTTTTCATTTGCAATACTTAATGCTACTGATTGGATAATTGAACTAAAAATTTTATTGCGGTTAGGAACCACAGTTGCTTTCATATTACTTTCGGCATAATGTCCTTCAGGAACATCATCTCCACCTTTTACTAAAGCAGAGTTAAGTAATTTGTCAAGACCTTTTAAAGTAATTACTTGGTGTTTTACTTTAGCATAGTATTGTTCATCCTCATAACGAGAATGAGCATTCAAATACTTTACTAATTCTTTAGCACGTTGTAATTCAACATTGTGTTTTTGTCCATAATCAAAGGATAGTGCTGTTACTTCATAGCCATTGGCGAGTAGATGAAGCAGTAGGGTGGAACTATCCATTCCACCACTTAACGATAATACTGCTTGTTTTGTCATTAGAAAGTTACTGTGTAAATTATTCTAATAGAAAGATCAGACATTTCGTAATCAGCTAAATCTTTGTCTCTAGCTACTTGGAAATCTACTGATTGTCCGTTCTTGGTTTCTACCCAAAGTTCTTTGATGAACTCGGCGTTAGTGATTTTCTCGTCTTTGTCTCTTGTTACTTTGAAGACTGCTACTTTGTTTTGCATAATTTGTTTTGATGTTGCTTGTGTAAAATTGATTGGATTTGAAAATGATACGGGTGCTGAAAATGATACTGTGTTGTTAGGGGTAGAAGGTGTAGTTACTGATGAAGGGTAGGTAGTACCTATACCTGTTCCTCCTCCTGATAGAGGATGTACCCATAACCCTGTTGCGGTTCCTGTTGATGTTGTGGGACCTGATGATGTGAACTTTAAAAGTACGTTAGGGTCTGTTACTCCTATTCCACCTGTCCCTGTTGATGTAAATGTTTCCATATTATAATTTTGTCTTATTTGCTAATTTACGTAACTTTTCCAAATTATTCAAGTTCATTCGAAAACGATTTTCCCAAATAGCATCCAATACTTTCTTAATTTCCGCTTCCCAAGCGGGGTTAATATCTATTTTTTCCATAATTTAAAAAGGTAAGTCGTCTGGTTCATTATATAAAATTTCTATGTCGGATTTGACATGATTACCAAAATAAAAATCCAACCAACTTTCAGGATACATCTGGATAGGTCCAGAGTATGTTGAGTTACTTACTGATTTGTTTTGAATAGGGATGTTAGCCTCTTGTGCTGCTTGGCTTACTTGCATCCCTAATTCTCGGCCGGCTGGTCTCTTTAGATAGTCGTAAAGTGATAGAAAATTTTCCATAACTATAACATACAAAAGATTTTTTAATCCTCCAACTTAAAGTTTATTAAGTTTATTAAAATATTCTAGGTTGTATGTTAATAATTGGTAATCAATTTTTTCGGGTTCAATATACATTACATCGTCAATTCGAGTTTTAGGTTTAGTAATCAAACCATATTCTTTATACTTAGTACCCTCAATAGTGGCAATGATGGGATTTGAAGTATCAATTGTATCTATAAATGTAAATCCTTGGTAGTATAAGAATTCCTGAGGTAAGCAGCATCCCAATAAATGGACTTTATCACCTTGAGAAATTATTTTTACATTGTGGAAATGAGTAATAATAGAAATTCTACCTAACATTTTAGCCATATCTACATTAGGATGTTTTACATACTTAGCATAAAACGTTAATCCATATGGAAATGCAATTTTCTTATATCCTAAATTTTTATATGATTCATAACAACGAATTAAGTCATGCAATCCTATCCCTTGAACAACTGCTACTTTCATTACACCCTCAGGCCAATCTTTCATATTAGCCCATTTTTCAGCATTTAAAATAGATATATTAGCATTTTCCCAAGAATCGGGAACAATAAATTCATTGGGTTTTATCTCATTAATCCAATATATTAATCTTTCCCAATCATATGCCTCACCTAATTCGTGGAGAGAGTTGTCCATAATAATGTAACGACCCTCTTCTTTAGCACGACGGAAATATTCCTCGTACTCAGGTTCTTTGTCTAATAAATGAGGCAAACAGTAATCATAATCATTAAATTGTTTACTATCTTCGAGTAAACATAATGGGGTCTCGTGTGATTTCTTAATAAACGACATATTATCTTCTACATAAATATACAAAAAAGGGCTTGGTTTTCCAAGCCCTTAATTATTTTTTCTTATACAATTTCACAGGCACCTGAAGCGCAAGCCGCTTGGTCCATTAGGGCTGTATTATCACCAATTTCAACTACTTTTGATATATCCAATGAGTGTAACGATTTAACTGCTTCATTAAATTGTTCCTCAGTAATGGTAGAAAAAGGAGCTTGCACATAAGTTCCCAAGTCTTCCGGCAAGAAAGACAATGCAGTGAAGTATTCTTTGTTTTCATACAACCAATCTCCAACCTCAGCCCATTCACTTTGTTTAATAGTTACTGTAGCTGATACGTTGTGCATATTATTTCCTTTTCTATGGCCTGGTTTAATCCAATTTTTGTTAATTGTTTTAATACGCTCCAACATATCCATAGCTGATTCGCTACGTGTGATTGAACCTTCTGGGGCACGTTGAGGAACAGATAGTACTGATTGCAATGTAGGTTTAAATACATCATCCTCTAACATTTCAGGATGGTAAATAGACAAGTATTGATACAATGCCTCATTTTTACCCAAACGAATTCTGCGCATATAGAAATCATCGTGCCAAGCATGGATACCTGAGCTAGTACCTAATACTAATGATGTAGTACCTGAAGGTTTAACTGTAGTAACACGAGCTGCTTTATTGATACCCAAAATAGCGGCTACTCTTTCGTTTTCATCACAAGCTGCTTTAGCTGCTTCTTTCATATTGAAGTTAAATACAGCTCCAGATGCGATACCAGTCATTCCAATACCTAGCAATGCTTCTTTTTCAGTAGTACGTCTCCAAATATCTCTCAAGTAATGGAAATCAGTATAAGAGGCTTGTAATGTACCAATAAATGCTGCTGCTTTAGCTCTTGCATTATATTCCTCTTGTGAATCGATGTCTGAAGCATTAATTTCACACAAGTTACAGAATTGGTTAGCTTTCAAGTTAATTTCAGCACAGGGGTTTGTTCCTGCATCTTTATCATTTGTAAACAAGAAACCAGGTTCACCACTGTTAGATGCTTCAATTTTCTTCCAAAGACTCATAAATGTATCTTTATCAATTTTATTACGAAGCAATACGGCTGAGTTGTTTGAGCGGCCACGTTGTGGGTTGTGTTCCCACCAGTTACCAAATTTGCAAGTCAACATATCTTCATCATGCAAATTAAACAAAGCAATCAAAGCAGCCCTACGAATACCTCCGGACAACACAGCATCAGCCAAGTGGCAAATAATGTCGTGACATTCTAAAGTTGTTAATTTTTCACCATCTTGTTTGCGATCCAAAATCGCTTGCATATGTACTAAAGCAATTTTTAATGGCTCAGGACCTGGTGCTTTACCACCAACGGTAATTAATGATGCTCCTTTAGGGCGAATATCGCGGAAATCAAACAAGGGGGCAGTAGTTGTGTAACCAAAATAAGCTTTAGTCAACATACGAACAGCATCAGCCCATCCTTCAATAGAATCACCTACCAAATAACGTTTTGATTTTAATGGTTTTCTGATTTCAGGTAAGTTTTCTACGTGGTGAGTTTGTACTGAGTAACCTACTCCACATCCTGATAGTAATAAGAACATAATTTCAGAAAATGCTCTGTGGTCATCAATAGGCAAGTATGAGCAGTTAAAAATACGAGCGTTGTTTATTTCAATAGGCTTACCAGCAAATTGCATTGAACGCATTGATGGTAATACTTTTTTCTCATAAACATACTTGTATGCTGCTTCAATTTCCTCAGTTAAGTTAGGAAATTTTTCCAAGTGCATACTTTTATTACGCGTTACTAGCTCTTCCCAGGTCTCACGCCTGCTTTTTTCGGGGACGTATTTTGCGTACTTAAGGTACACAGTTACATCCGACAAGATATTTTGTTCGATATTCATAGTTAATTAATAATTTGAGGGGTTAAGTTCAAAAAAGCGCTGTGCTAGTAATGATTTGTCAACTGAGTCGAGTTGGTTAGAATAAGCGCTTTGTTTGGTTTGGGGTTCATCTTCTTCAAAATTTTCACCTAAAATTTCAAAATGACCGGTAGTGGTATCAATTTTTGTATTGAATGTTAAACCGTCCATGCCGTATCTGTTCTTCATAATGTGAAATCTTCCTAGTCCACTAACTTTATCTTGCCTCTTACGTGATAAGGATATAGCAACATCGGCAATCATAAGTTTATCATATGAGCCGGCCGCTTTATCACCCTCAATAATATCATCTTTTGCACCAGCTCGGTTTACTTGTGAGGCAGTCCAAACAGGGATATTAAGTTGTCGGGCAAGACTTTTAGTACTAATATAAATATCATCTATCTCATCTTTCCGTTCTCGATTTTTGCGGAATGATGAAAGAAGATCAACATAGTCAATAATAACTAAATCTGGCTTCATCTCAGAGTCAGAGCACTTCTGAATGTGTGATTCTAATGTGGAAATTGATGCTTTTCTAGGTGCATATTCTTTAATAATCAATTTACCCGGCAATGCATCAATGGCATTTTGTACTTTTTCTCTGTGATTATGCACCTCAGCTACACTAACTCCTGAGAAGTAAGCATCATAGCGTTTGCCTACATAACCTTCACCTAATTCTAATGTATAGTGAACAACATTGAATCCCATTTCAACAGCGTGTGCACCCATTGCAATAAGGCACCAAGATTTACCACCACCTGGTGAACCAAACACGATTCCTAAATCGCCATTACCTAAACCATTTTGTAATAGTTCATTAAATCGTTCAAAAGGAGTAGGAATAATACTACGGTGTTCTTCTCTATAACGTGACTCGATATCTTTAACGTACTCGTGGCCAATATTTTTGTCTTGACCCGCTTTTAACGCGTTATCAATGAGGAAACGAATAGAGTCATAGTCCCCCGCGTTTAACATCTCTACGCTGGTAAATAACGCATTTTTTAACTGTTGATTCTTACAAAAAGTAGCAAACTCACCTTCAACATATTCAATATCCTCGGCTGATTCGAATGTTTTGTAACATTCTCTCAACTGTTCAACCAAAGCAACCTTCAAGATTTCATTTTCAATCTTCTTAATTTCAACCTGGAAGTATTCTAGGCTGGGGGTTGTGTGGTATTCTTGATAATATTTTAATGTTTGTTGAATTAGCCACTTGTGAGATGAGTTATCAAAATACTCATCAGATAAAATGTCGTGCACGGTTTGTAAAAACTTTTTATCATTTAATAAACATGCAATTACTTTAATTTGGAACCCTGTCCCATACTGTGCTAAACTTCCTAACGTCATAACTTACTTTCTAAAACTGTTTAATACTTTAAAATTCTCTTGTAACCAATAATTAGCATTTTTTAAGATATTACCTAAACCATCCTCATTGTATAAATGAATAAATGACGGGATATCTAAAGAGGGTACTTGCTTATCTATTGCTTCCTTGAGTATACGAATTTGGCTTTCATCTACCAAGGGATTTTGTAAATCCATTAACTGATAGTTGATTCGCAAATTGTTTTCCTCAAATACTATTCTAGAATAAACAATGTGTTCTTTGTATTTTTCCCCACTAATACTTAAAATGTCATTTAATGATAATTCTTTCTCGGCCAATTCAGGGAAACGCTTTAATAAACCCTTCTCACCTAACCCTTTAATACCTTTAACTTTATCAGAATTATCTCCTAATAATGTTTTATAAATAATAAAATTAGATGATAATATTCCAAATTTTTCCTTTACAGTACTAGGTGTATAAAAATCTTTTTCAGTAGGACGATATACTGTAATATTTGCGTTTACTAATTGAATAAAGTCTTTATCGCTAGATACTATGACTACTTTAGAGTTGTTTAAATTACTGTAGTAATTCGCTAAATACGCGATAACATCATCGGCCTCGGCCTTGTCTAATGAAATTATATTAACAGGTAAACAACGTAAGTAATGTATTAATCTAGATATTTGGTCAACCTTAGCATCATTTTCTTCCTCTAAACTATCAAATATATCCCAATTAGTAATTCGGGTAATATTTCGGTTAGATTTGTATTCGGGAAGTAGGTTCTTCCGATTAATAGAAGAACCCATTCCGTCGAATACTACATAAACTGAGGTTGGTTGGTTTAATTTAATAAGGGCTCCTAATGAGCGAAGAAATCCTCCTAATCCACCAATATGTACTCCATTTTGGTTTACATAATTGATCATAGCAAAGTTCCTAAAAAATAGATTTAAACCATCTACTAATAGTATTCTACTATTTTTATCAAAGGAGTGTGGTGTTTCCTCTTGTTTTATATTGTCGAGAAGCCTAAGTAAATCACTATTCTTCATCCATCAATCCCAAAGGAATATCACGCGTTGATTCGTTCCAATCTGATGTGTCTTCAATAACATCAAATTTACCGTCACCCAAAATGTCTTTCCACTCACTAGAATGTGCTTTCTTATAGGCATCGATGTCTTTTTTATCATCTTCAATAAAACCGTGAATCGTAGCAATTACAACACTCTTAGTTTGTAATCCGGTTACGTGGTTTTTATCACATGATACCTTAGTTCGCACAGCAAATTCTACTTCCTTACCATCTTTAGTTGCTTTAATTTTACTTGTACCACTGTTAGTAATGTTACCAAAAGTTAATACAATAGATGCATCTAAGAACATGGTTTCACCATTTTTCATTTTCATTTTAGGCTGAGCCATGATATTTTCAGCAGGGGCAACCCAAATTTTGTTAATAGCTACCATAGTATTGGTATAGGGTGCTGTTTCTTTTCTAGATAATGGGAAACGTTGGTTAATAAAGTTACCAAATTGTTGAGACATAGCACCTGCGTTCCACATTGGGTTATTCTTATTAGCCTCAACACTCATTTTACATGGTATTGAACCAATTGAATCCCAGAAGAAACACAAATCATAAGGTAAATTACCTTTTTTCTGCTCGTCTAACAAATCAGCAATAAATTCAGCTACGTCTTCGATTGTACCTAAAGATGACCTATCTTTATAGATAAAAAATCCATTATGGTCAGTTACCTCGCCGGTTTCAGGATCAATTACATCATTAAGTTGAAAACCCATTGTTTTAGCGTGTTCCCAAGACCATTTCATTTCGGTAATAATGAATACAGGTAGAATGTTCATCTTTTGAGCGCTAATTGCTAGCTCAAGCAATGCAGTTGTTTTACCTGTGTTACTGTGGCCTCGTAACAATGTAATGTGCCCCATAGGGGCTCCAACAACCGAAATCGATTGTTGGAGTGCATTTGAGAAGGGAATCCATCTTTGTTCCTTGAATTTTACGTTTGTGTTAAGGAGTTTTTTCTCCTTAAAACGTTCAAGGTCAAAGTTTCCCTGGATTTCTGAGGATACAGCCTCAGTCAATGATTTTCTTGCCATAATTAGAACGGTAGATCATCATCATCACCAAACAAAGAATCAAATTTGTCTACTTTGCTTTCTTTAGGAGTCAAAGCATAGTTTGGTTTTGCAGGTTGTACAATTTCTTCTTCCTCAGCTTCAACTGTAGAAACAGGAGCTGCTTCCTCAGGGTTCAACCATTCTTGCAACAAACGCTTCATTTCATCAAATTCATAGCGCTTGTACAATTCAGTTGGGTCAGGTTGTTCGGCTAACCATTTTTTAGCTGTTTCTTTGTCTTCGGTCAAGTTTGACTGTTTAGTCTTAACGCGAATAGAGGACTTGTTGTAGGCAGTACCAGTAACATCTGGTCCAACTGTGTCAACAGTAATGTCTCTACCCTCATAGACGTCAGTGTAATCCCCGATATCCTCATCATCAGCCAATGACAAGAATTCCAAGTAAATTTCTTTACCAAATTCCCACAAACGAACACCCAAATGCTCTTCACCACGAACGATTACGGGTGCAAAAATACGCATTTTAGGATCCAATTTTTTAGCCAATTTCCAGTTTTCTTTGTCTTGAGACTGGCGGAGTTGTTTTGCAAACTCAACAATAGGATCTTTGTCACCAAAGTTCATTGGAGAGATCATTGTACGGTTTCCAATTCCATAGTGGAAATACAACTCTTTGAAAGGATTCGTTTTGTCAAACGCTGAAGGGACGATTCGGATAACCTGTTTACCAACCGAAGGTTTCCAAAAGAATTTTTTGCGATCTTCACCCGAGTTTTTCTTACCGGGTTTCTGCTGCATGGCATTTAGCCTCTGTTTAATAGCATTTAAATCCATAATAACTTTTATTTACACTATAACATACAAATTTTTTTTATTTTGCTTTTTCTATTTCATATCTAGGTTCTTCATAACCTATAGTTCCATCAATATAATCGTTAAATGAATAAGTACCAAGAAATTCTTCTTGAGATAACTCAGTATCTTCATTATCGGACATTGATTCCCACATGCGGGTAAGGGCATAATTTTCTGCTTCTTTTTCAGTACGAAATACTTCTACAGATACATCACACTCTCGGTCTGCATCCCAAATTGTTTTTAGTATATATATTCCTTTAACTCCACCAGGCACAACTTTTATTTCATTCAGTATGTCTGTTAATTTGATCACAATTCAACAATTTTGTAAATCTTAGTTCGTAGTTGTTTTAATTCATCGTGCTGAGTGAGTAAAATAGTATTCTTGTAATGTTGCCAGTTGATTCTATAGTTAACATCAACAACACCATCATTTAATTTTTTAATTAACTCATTTAAAGCATTAATTGTATATAACGTATTTGATTCCTTTTTACGGTGTACTAAAATAGTATTATAAGGAATCTCATCAATTTCTGTTTCCATAATATTGTAAGTACAAACGTACTCGTTATTACTCTTCACATATAAAACAAATATTTTATTGTATGCTATTGTATAATAATTTTTGATGTCTTCAATAAATCCATCAATTTGTTGCTCTTCTACGAACGTGCAAAATAACTTGTTGGTAAGCGCCATATCTTCAGTATGGCCATAAATATCATAGGGGACGAAGGTTGTTGTAGTTAGCTCCATGTTGTGTTTTTACTGTTAATCCTTGTTGTGTAAATATGTTGTGTATGTCGGTTAATAATTCCTCCCCGTCGGCTTGAGCATAGTCAAGTAAAATAGAGTCATACACATATAGTATAGGTTTTGTTTGTTTTCCTTTTAATAATTCAATTATTTTACGTAATATATTAATATTAAGTGATGTCTCGTAATTTTGAAGTATGTAATTGAATAATTTATATGGGTTAGGATTGTCAATGTTTTCAAGGCAATAACCTGAAATGGGCACGCTAACTTTACCTGAGTTATTGTATATCTTCCAGTTATTGTCTATGTATTCTTTACATTTAGCAAAGAAAGGTATATCTAAATATTGTTCTTGGATACCACCATACAATTGTCTAAATACATTTTCTTTACCTACTTGCTCATATAATTGGGAAATGTCAAAGTCACCACCCATTAACTTATTTGCTAATGTAGGGTGGTAAGATGAAATGTCAAATTCAACTAAATAATCGTTTTGAGCAATAAACGATTTACGAGCACCACTATCCTTGTTTAAGGCCGCAAAATTAACGCTATTAAAACTATTAGATGGTCTCCTTGTTGTTGTGTAAAGGTTGTATTGAGTAAATATTTTATCATCACTGATTGAATAGGATTCGTGTAGTATTTCATAAAATTTATCAAGGTCGTGTTTATTAATCCCCATTCCATTTTTTTCAATCATGTAGAAAACAGGAGCAACATTATTGTTATAGAAATAAAAATGGGGTGGTTTATCCATAAATAAAACGGGTTTAATTTTATCATAAATTAATTCACACCGTTCATAATGTTTTACAATAGGGATAATTTTATTTATATCATTTCTATCTCCGTATTTCTGATAGAAATGTTGGTGAACAGGAGTGTTAAAATCTAATTTTTCAATATTAGATATAAAATTTAAATCCTGAATGTTGTGGTGTTTAAAATGGTATAATGTTGCTTTTTTATCTCGCACATATACTGTATCGAATGAGTCAAATAATGCTTTTAGTAGTTTAAGATCAACCGAGAATGTATCATTATGGTTGATAGGGAACATAAATCCTTTTTTATACCCTATAGGACGAACATAAAATAAACAGGGGGTAGTTAATGCGGGATGATATAAATCGTTGCTTTGAACAACTTCAACAAATACCTCACTAATGTCTTTATTTTTATTAACATCAATAAAGTATTGTAATTGTTTATTATTTTCGACGAGCCAAAACACTTGATATAACCTTTTACCTTAATATACGATAAAAGATTTAAAAAGCCAAATTTTTTAAGTTAGTCCAGCTTTTTCGTAAATATCATCATCCCAAATACTTACCCAGTTAGCTTGAATAAACGATACTTCACTCATATCATCTATATAATCCATAACAAAGTCATCATATTGGGTTCTGTTTATAGGTTCACCTTCAGGAAAGTCATTTATAAAATCGTTTAGTATATCTTCATCTTCATAAGATTCAATAATATCTAATACATCCTCATAAGGAGCCACATATTGAGAATTTAAGTAAGCATCATTTAGATTAAAATCATTATCGTCTTCATCATTAAAATTGCTTAGTCCTGTGTTTCCAGGTGTAACTTTGATTTCCTTTAAACGAGAATTTTCAGTTAATTTATTTTCTACTAAGAATTGTTTTAAGTTAAAATGGTCCATATTATCTAACTATAAACACCTCGTTATCAATTTTTAAAGTTTCAAGGCCGTTGACATTTATCATTCTAAAAAAGTTTTTTCCTAAATCAAATACAGGAATTACTCCTTTTTGGAATGGATCATAAGGTAATTTTCCACCTCGTAATGCTCTTTTATATATAGGGGACTCTCTAGTTACAGCAGTCATAACTCGTCGTTGTCCGTTTTTCTTTTTAAAGGTTGCTGAGAATCGTTTTCCCTTGGTTAATATAATTTTATCAAGTGCCTCTTGTTTAGTAATTGATGCTTCTACTTCCTCGTTAAGGAATTTTTGCTCATACAACGCATAACGCACTGATTCTTGTATAATTTCTTTTAATAGGGATTTTTTCATCGGTAAAATTCGCTGTAGTTTTTAAAGTAATTGCTTAAACCATACAATTTTTTTCTTTGTTCTTCAAGTAAAACAATATTTTTATTGGTTTTTGCTACTGTTTCCATGTTTTCCCCACTAGTTGTCCAGAGTATGGTAAAAGGAATGTAAATAGGCCAATTATATGTGTTGTCTTTACTTAATATCTTATTATAAATATCGGAACTTGTCTCAATAAATTGTAATTCGTTCGCTTTTTTAACAAAATAACGAGTAAATGAAGGATATTGGGGTGATGGTTTAATATATTTAGGTTCTAACAATGAGTTTAACGATTGTGGTACTCCGTTTTGTTGGCGAATAGTATCATACTGGCTTGATAAATAAGAAAAATTATTTGGATCCGGATCAGCACCACTACTGTATTCTTTAGTAGATATATTAACTAATTTTTGGGGAATACCATCACTTGGGTTTCTACCACTAAAAACATCACCAGTACTTACTATATAATAATATCCGGTATAAGGTACATTAGGGGTACGTTGTAATGCATATTTATCCCCATTAGTATATAAATTGGTTATTATTTGTGATTTAGGATAGTACATTATTAAAAGTTAGGTACACGATATAAATATAAAGTATAGCAATTTGAAGGTTTACTGTTATACACAAAACTAAAACCATAGTTGTCCCTAACATCCGATGACCATCCTGAGGGTGATTTAGAACCTACATAGATTTGAGTGTGTCCAGATAATCCGTTACTATCACCTGAGTCTTCTGAGTAATAAATTAATATGTCACCAATGTTATAGTCAATACTATTAATTGCTTGTTGAATTTGGGTTTTATTTAATCCTTCACCTATTAACTGTCCGGTCCATCCTAAGGTTTTTAATTGGAAATCATACCCTGAAGTTTTAGCATCACCTCCTGATGGCAATAGATTAGGTTTAATGTATATTGTTTTTCCTGTTTTATAATTTTGGAAGTTTACAGCAGTATTATATACCCCTCGAGCACACCACCCTGATTGTTCTGTTATTAAGTAATTATTTCCAAAAGTAAGATCCCATGCTTTAAATGAATCATTTAATTGAGTTATAGAAATGTTATAAGGACGTTTGTTATATTGAGTATTAAGTTTATAAGGTTTACAAACACCGGCAACAATGATAGTTGAAAAATCAAGACCTAATACTTTAAGAGGTTTAATGTCTGCTTTTTGAGCAGTAGTTAAATCTTTTTCTTTTAAATAAGTTAATGTAGCTAATTTGGTAATCCATTTGTGTGTTCTTACCTCATGAGTAATACCTGTAATTAAAAAATTAAAGTCATTTTGGTAGCTTAATGGTAATACATCACTTGATAATTCAAACTGTTGAAATATTTTTATTCCACTAATACCTAATAATTCAATGTCTAACTTAATAGGGATAAATGTAGGATTAGATTGGTTTTTTTCTGTAAATTCACCCACTATTGCTTTAAATAAATCCGATACCATAGGTCCATTGTTATCTTCATCAGACATTTTTAAGGATAGCCTAACAGCAGCACTATTAGGTTGTGGATTTTTCTGTAAGTTATCTACTAAGTTTTGAAATGCTTGTAAGTTAGTCTTAAAGGTTGCTTGAAAGCTATCAGCAAATGAACCTGTAGGTTGAGATGACAGTATTTTGTCTGGGTAAATCCGATCTATTAATCCTTTACTTAAACGACTAAAACTAGTGGCTTCCTCACCTAATTGATTTCCGTTTGCTTGGGCACCAATTGAAATAGCAGATGCAATTTCTGGGGTGATCTGTGATTGTGCTTTGAGGCTAGTAACAAATGATCCCTGAGTGTTATTGTCGGGTCCAATTCCTTGGGCTTGTATTAAAGTATAGTTTTGGTTATTACCATATTTTTTAGTTAATCCTTTAATACGGTTTTGGTTTATGTCAATAATAGTTAAAACATTAGGTGTTTGGTCAGAATCAATTACTACTTGAAAATCATTTATACCACCTAATGCTCTGTTAATATCATCACAAGCTGTTTGTAAAAAATTTCGTAAAGTAATTTTATTTTCTTTATCTAAATTATCAGCAATTATTTTAGATAAATAACCAGTATTTAAATAAATATAATTTATGTTCCCTATTTGAGGATAAGCAAAGTTTTGTTTTCTATTTGAGGGTATATTAGAGTTATTTAATAAATCTTTATTAATTTGAGTTAAATTATCATCTCTAAAAAGATAAAAAGGATGAAAAGTAGCAAAATTAGGATCAGGATTTGTTCCATCCTCTATATTTAACTGTTCATTATATAAATAACACTTAGTTAAATCAGTAGATATATGACACGATAAAGCATAAAACGGTTTATCACTTTCCCAATCAATAGAAACTATTCCCTCACCATTACTTATTAAATTTAAATTTTCAGAAATAAAACGCAATAATGCTTGGAATGAAATATACATTTCTAACCCTCCATCATTGTATTCAATATAGTTCATTCCCCTATATTCGGCGGTAATATTTTTTGCTATAAATTCTGAATAGTTAATTGCCATATTTTATAAGTCTATTCTATATCCAACAGGGTTAATTTCATCTTCGATATAATTTTGAAAATCAGTATTATTATTTTGAGTTTCATAAATATCTAAAATTTTAGTTTTGATAAGACCTACCGAAACATCACGAACGGTAACAGTAGCAGCAGCACCAGACACCTCTTCAAGTCCATTTAATATAGTATCAGCAGTATATCCTGTATAATCCCTAAATTGTTCAGTATTGCCTATAGAATTAATATCCCTAGATACAGTATTTAAAGCAATTTTAAACCTATTTAAACTATCTAGATTTTTATCATCTATACCAATAACATTATCGTTGTAGTATTTATCTGTAAGTTGTAAGTATTGGTTAACAATACCAATAAGTTTATCTTTAGCTTTAGGAATTTTTTCAGCTTCTTTTTGTTCTTGATCAATAATTTGTATTTCTTCCTGGGTGTTTGTACTTAGCCCATTATTAGATTTAATAACAACTAGATCTTGATACATTTGATAAAATAAACGATTTAGGCTACTTAAAGATTTATTATTAACAATATTTAATAAGCTAGGAGTAATATTTGAGTTTTGAATTGATACATTAGATGCATCAGCTACATCAGTAATAGATGTATTTATTTTTAATGAGTCAATTATATCACCCCAAGAAATTAAATACAATGTTATATCATAGGTTAAATCAGAGCTAAGTTCCCAACTAAAGTTAGTTACTCGAGCCAATAACCCGTCATAATTGTAGCTAGTATTCTTTTTATTGTCTTGAAGTTTTTGTTGAATAATAGTAGGTTTAATTTTATCTGATTTTGTTCCAGGGTATAAAAGATTTAATATAGATGCTTGGGTTGTTTGTGACTTAGTATTATCATTTAAAAAATAATCAGTATGTCCCCACTCAACTACCATTGTATAACCTAAACGCAAGTAAATAGCCTCAATTGCTTCAAACTGTTTACGGGTAAAACATTTAATGTTTAATGTTACCTCGCGCAATGAACCGTTATTTTTATAATTACTAACCATGTTAGTAATACCAGGTAGTGGTTTTAAACCTTGGGCGCTATCAGATAAAAATCCATAAGTTGAATTTAAATCATATCCGATTCCTCTAGGTAGTTCTTTAATATTTACTCCACCCCATAAAACTAAATTTTTAGCTAATTCATAACCACCAATGTTTCCTTCGCTTATACCTAAATTATTTTTTAATGTAGTTAATCGTTCAGTACTATCAACACTTACTGCTGATGATAAGCGAACAAATGATGTTGAGCTGTTAAAAACAACTAAGTTGTTAGGTTCTTGCCCTCCATCAACTCTATTTCTAACAGATAATTGTTTTTGTCTTATTTTTACTTGGGCATCTACCCCACTATCAAAGGGTAAACCTAAAATTCTTGGAGTTGCCATTACCTTGATTCATTTAATTGGTTAAAACTAGAAATTATTTCAGTTATATTACCTGGGATTCTTAATTGTGTTCCAGGAGTAATAAATAGTGATGCAAATGGTATAGTTGCGTTAGCCGATGCTATAACCCAATATAAAGTAACATCACCATAGTACTGTTGCGCTAAATTATCTAACCTATCACCCTCAGTTGTATACACATATATATCGTTCTCCGAATAAGGAATTTCAGGGTAAAAAGTAGTACCTAAGTACCTTGTACCTGTGCTTGTTTTTAATTCGGGTATGTTAGCGTAACGATTCATTATTAGTTAAATGCGGTTCCAGAGGTTAAATTTTGATCTGCTGTAGTTAATGCTGGAGGTGTAGCAGGAATAGTATCAGCTATAGGTATGCCTGTAGGTTTTATGTATCCTTTAGTTCCATATATGTCTAAAGTAGTTGGAGATATAGTTGATATATTTCCAGAACGAGCAATTAAATTAGCTTCTTCACCAGGTGCATATATTCCATCACTACCATTACTAAAGAAATAAATTTTACCATTATCTAAGTATTGGTTATCTTTTCCTCCAACGTTAGTAGGATTAGTAATAAATGCTACATCTCTACCTCCATCACTTAATCTTGGAGTAAAGTCGTGTATTGGGGTAAAGGCAACATCTACTTCAAAATATTTTGGAGTTTCCATTAATCCTTCATCCTCACCTAATTCGGGCGAGTTAAGTGCAATTTCCCAACTTGCTTCCTCGGGTATTGTATAAGTTAAATTTGTAATAAAGCCAGGTACATACATTAGATAATCACCAATAGTTAATCTAATTAAATTACCTTTCATATATCCACCATTATAATCAGGAGATAGTGAGGAGGCAAGGAAGTTTAACTTTTGATATAAAGGTCTCATTTCAGCTCTTGATTGAGCTGCTACTTTAAATGAAAAATTAATAGCACGAGATGAACCTTGGTAGTTCCAAACTTTATCACCTCTACCTACAAACCTATATCCTTCCCAGTCTGAGTTGTATTGGTCAGTTATAGCACCTAAAAATGCTCTAAAGTGAACAAATGTAGATATATCAGGGTTAGTATTATCTATTACTTCAAATCTAAATTTGACTAAATCTCGTGTTAATACATCGGGATCTAGTACAACTCTATCTCTATATAATGGAATCATGTTGATACGATCAACAGTAGCATCATCATATATGTTTAATTTTGAACGATTTCGAGTGCGTTTACCGGGATTTCCATCTCCAATACGTTGCATTCTATTTACTCGAGCGCTTTGATAATCAAAGTAATAAATACCTAATTTATCAGGAGCACCAGTTATGTCTTTTCTAAAATCAGAAGGTACTGCTTTTCCAGATTCTGCAGGGTCAAGAAGTGATTTTCTGTCTCTTAACTGTGTTTGGTTAAAAGTATAAATTCCTTTATCTTTAGTATTTAAAGTATTTTCCTCAGGAAATGTATTACCTAAAGTGTAAACACTATTTTGGAATAATTGGTTTGTAATATTAAAATTGTCACCACCATCCGTTACATTAGTTTTGATGGTTATATATTTTAAATTAGTTGATTCTTGAGAAACACCACTTTTTGTTATTCTGATTAAGTCATCAGAGGTTAATGGTGAGGTTGTTCTATTAAAACTTTGAGATAAAGCAGCGTTAATTTGAGCATTAGCATCTATTGGATCTCTTAAAAACGCTGTGTTTTGAGCACTTCTAAGTTGACCACCATTAACAATTATTCCTTGGTTATTGACACCTAGCAAATCATCAACGTAACTACCAATAGTAATTTTATTAGCATCAACTAATGTAGTATCATTTAATTGATTAGGGTTTAAGTATTTTTCACTTAATCCTAAAGTATTAATAATTACTTTAGAATAATTATTAGTTTTATTAAAACTTTCTTCTTTAGATTCGTTTGTTCTTTGTTCTAATTCTTTAGGAGATAATCTATCATTAGAAAAAGGAATACGAGTTCTACCTAAACCAAATGAATCGGGTCCACCAGTATACGATAAAATATAATTATCGTTTGATGCTATACCTAAGTTAGCAGCCTCTAATGGGGAAACTAATGATGATAAAAAGCCAAGAGGAGTTATTGCTTCCTCAGGACCAGGCTCTTTCCCAATTTTTGATATCTTTAATAATGTTAATCGGTTATTATTTTCCTCACTATGGAATCTTCTATAAACATTAGCATATTTAACATCATCGTTGAAAATAGGAGCAATCCCTTGTTTTTCAATGTGTAAACCCGTTCCGGCTCCAGCAACTTGAGCTAGAGTCATTAATGGGTTATATAAACCGGCTACAGGATTTGATCTGTTAGGACGGCCAGGTACTAAAGGGTTTTGTAATGATAATAATTCTTGTTTAGCAATAAACAATCCACCATTTCTACTTACTAAAAATTTACTAATACGAGTTGTATCATCAACTCTGTTTTCAAGTTGATTTTTTGGGTCTCGTAATATAAAATCAGGAAAAGTAGAGTCAGGATCACTTTCTACCGGTGGTAAATCTTTAATAATAAATGGTTGTTTACTATTACCTCCTCCGGGACGATCATTACCGAACTCTAGGTTACGGTATTCGGTTCCAACATCGGTTAGTAGTTTTCTTAGCGCCATTTATTTTATTTACTTATAAGCAGAAAGTTTCCATTCAATAACATTTATATTATTGTTTGTATGATTAAGGACGCTTAGGAAGGCGTGTAATTCTACCTGCAGCTACTGAATCAGGGTTTGAAATGTCGCTTCTTAAAGTTTCATCGTAAGTTCCTTTTTCAAAGCTATCGTTAATAGCAGGGAAATTAGGATCTAAATTTTGAACTAAAGGCACAACACCATCCAATGACTCATCAGTGTAAGTTTTTGCTTGTAATCTTTCTAATAAAGTGGTTCCCATAATGTGTTATTTTGTTATAAATATTAAAAATTATTGTTTTTATGTTGTAGCACTTGTATCAATTCCACTACCTCCAAATGATCTAATATTAGAGGATATACTATATGTTGAGCGGGCTTGTGCATTACCTATGTTAGCACCATTAAGTTCAAGTTGTACAACAGTAGTTGAAGGTGTTACTTTAACATTTTGTTGTGTTGGTGCAGCTTGTTGAGGTGCTACTTTTATTGATCCTTTAGGACGTGATTGAATATCGTTTACGGGGATTGGGTTAGTAGTAGCAATGATGTTGTCTTTATCATTTAAAGCAAATATTTCACCTTCATCAAACAACATACGTTTACCGTATCCTGTAGATATACCATCATCCATCTTTTTAAAGTCTTGGAACATACCTAATAATGCTCCTAAACCTGCTAGAACAGCAACAGTAATACCTCCAGCCGTCAATACATTACCTATAGTTAAGGCACCAGCAGATGCTATAACTAATTGACTAGCCATTAGTGATATACTACTTATTAATCTTACTAATGATAAACCAGCAAGTGCACCAACAGTTGCTAACACTAAAGTAGAACTAGATGCTAATGAAGCAAATGCATTTAAGATTGGTTCTAAAGCATATCCAACATTACCAATTATCTCTTGTATTTTTTCTAATGTTGCTTTAAATTTATCACTAATAGATAACGCTTGCATTTGTTCATAGTTAGCCTCACCGAATTTAGCTCTAAAGGCATCAGCACCTAATGTTAAGAAGTCTTGTTGCATAACCATTTTACCCAATTCCTCACGAGATAATCCTAATGCTTTAGCGGCAGCATCCTGCGCTAAGCGGTTATCTGTGGCAAAAGCATTAATTAATTCTTGGTTATTACCAATTTCTTCAGTTAATTTAGCTGTTTGATTAGTTAAAGCATAATAACGAGCAGCCTCTAAATTAATCTGTTTACCAGTCATTAATTCGGCTGCTAATTCGTTTTCAATAGATGATTGAAAATCAAGTAATGATGATGCTATTTGATCAACCTCACCTAATGTTAATCCTAATTGTCTTGCTTTAGTTGATGCTTCAGCTAAGGCATTAACACTTCCACCTAAACTAACAACTGTAGCAGCACTAGCATTAGCTATATCGCTAAACACAGCTTTGATGTTGATAGATGTGTTTTTCTGTTTGTTTAATGCGCTTACTGTCTTAGATGCATTGTTTAGCGTGGTTTCAGTGCTTTCGCCTTGTAAACGCGCTAAATACGTTAATTGAGTTGCCTCTTTAGTATTAAATCCTAATCGTTGTGTTAAATTAGTAAATGTTTCTAATGTTTGTCCTGAAATGTCTGCGGCAAATCCTAATTCAGCACTTAATTCTCTGAATGATTGGTTTAGTTTTTTGCTAGTAATGAAAATATCACCCGAGGTAACTGCTTGTCTTTCAAGTTCATATGAAATACCACGAGCTGTTCCACGAGTAATACCAAATGCTTTTTGTAAATTAGTAATTTTATCATCAGCCTGTAGGAGTGCTTTAACTAAAAATGCTCCAATAGCCAAAGCAGCTAGTTGCCCACCTGCTCTTAAATCCATTACTAATTTTACGGATTTACCTAATTCACCTGGTAGTTTATTAGCGGCTGCTACTAGTTTATCGGCAGTTGTTAATTCTTTTTCACGCTCAGCATTTACTTTTTTTAATTCCTCTATTTGTAATTGAGTTAAAAGTAATAAACGAGCACTGTTACTCATATTTCGAGTTAATCCACCAAGATATTTTTCATTGTATATTAATTTCTCTTGAAGACTAGCAATTTCACTTTTATCTCTTTGTTCTACAGGTAAAGCTTGTTGTTCTTTAAGCTTTTCAGTAATATCATTTATACGATCAATTTTATTTTTAGCTAAAGCTAATCGTCGTGCATCCTTACCTTGTAGCTGAGATTCTAAAATAGCTTCTTGTTTTTGTGCCTCTAAAATTAATTTTCTATTTCTACTGACCTGTTTTACTTTTTCAATAGAATCATCCAAGTCTAAATTTTGATCGCGAATAGCTCTTTGGATTTTTTTATTAATATCTAAAGTATCATTTTCAAATTGAGATCGTTTAGATTGAATCCCTAAAATTTCTTTTATTGACTCTAAATAAGATGTAGATAATGAATAACTCTCACTTTGTAAATCAAGGCGTCTCCGTAGGATTTCGTTTTCCTTCTCAAGAAGAGCATTTTGCTCTTGTTGTCGTTTTAATTCCTCGGGTGTAGCCATTTGTTATAAATATTTGAAGGCACTACTTTTGTGTAGTGCCCCCGTTGTATTTTAATTTAGCACCTTTAACATAGTCGGGAACTTGTACTTGTCCTGATTTAACTTTGCTAGTAAAGGTATCAATATCATCTTTTTCTTTATTCTGTTCCTCGTACCAAGTTTTAATTTGGTTAAAAGTATATATGCGCAACCATATAGGCATGTTATACACATCAGGAAATGTATATCCACCTTTACCGTGAAATACAATCTGGTGTATTTGATCAAACATGGCTTTCCTATACTCGGGAGTCAGGCCAAAAAAAGCTAAGCCCAATAGGTAAATTAACGTCCTCCTCAACGCCGTTTGGTCCATCAAAGTCAAATTTTAGGTCAATATCGGGTTGTACTTGGCGAATATACTCGCGTAATGCGCGCGAATCTTGCGCTAAAAGGTAGTTATCGACGAACTCGCGAACTACCTTAGGCTCGCGGTTACCTTCGATAGAAGTAATCATATACTTCAAACGAGTTGATAATTCGGGAACGTTATCTTTATTAATTTTCTTTAATCCCTCTAATTCACGGTCAATTTTTAATTCATCCCCGTGTGTTAAGATTTTAAAGGTTAAGTTAGTATTTGATTTAGGTAAGGTAAATTTAAATTCATTGATACCTGGAGAGATAAGTGATTCATCGAATGGTTTATCCTGCATTGTGGTTAAATCAACTGTTACATCTTGTCCTCTGTATTGGAATGAGTAATCTTTACCATATCCTAAAATACGGGCGGCAATCATAATTGCATTCTTATCACCAATAATTAAATCATTGTAATCAACATTAGATACAATCAATGTTTGTAACAATTTATCTAATACAACACCTTTTTGAATATATGATTGGTTAGTAAGAATATCTTCTTCTTTAGCCGTCATATACTTCATTTCAACGGTTCCACTAGATAATGGGTTTGATTTTGGATAAAGTAGACCTTTGGATGGTAAATCTACAACTTCGGTGGGCATCTTAAATTCGCTCATAATTTATTATAACTTTATTGTTGTATATAAATATATAAAATACAAGAAGGCTTGCCAAAAGACAAGCCTTTCTTGAAAAAATGTATAGTACTTTTTAGAAGTTCAATACACAGTAATCCATACCTAATGTCATGGTAAGATTTTGTGCTTCAGCTTCCGTATCCCAGTTATATTCACCAAAATCGGCTGATTTAATAAAGGCACCCATTAATACCCATTCAGAAACAATATCACCTACTGGACCTAAAACATCCAACACAATATCTTTCTTATAGAAATCAGCATAACCATCACGGCCAGTTACTGATTCATGGTGTAAACGAACCCATTCCATAGTTGCTTGAGCACCTGAAGGAGTAATGGGGTCGAATAATGTTAATGTTACATCATTCCACAACATTTTACCTTTGATTTTACGGTAAACGTTGATGTGGTTTAATTTGATTTCACCTTGATCAAATCCTAATCCATTAATTCCTTTAATCATGTATGAAGGAAAACCATCTACGTACATGATAAAACGGTTCTTTACCTTAGGTTCAAAGGCGGTGAAAAATATTTCGTTAGAGCTTAAAATTGCCATGTTCTTATTTTATTATAAATATTATTATTCAAAAGAGGCTCCAGTAGGAAGAATATTAAAGTTCAACACTACGTACTCAGCAGTTTTGGTTGGTTGAATGTAAATAGCACCTACTAATTGGTTGCGATCAATTACATCAGCTGTGTTGTTTGATTCATCCATTACTACCTTGTAAGCATACAAACCTTGACGTTGTTGTACTGATGCTAAGTATGGGTTAACTTGAGACAAGAAGCTGTTACGAGTTGCAACACTGTTTTGTTCGAATACCAAGTTATTACTTACACCACCAATGTAGTTTTTCAAAGAAATCAACAAACGGCGAACGTTTACGCGATCCAAAGCACTTGCTTTAGTTTGCAATGTTTTCTGACCAAATACTACAATACCTTGTCCTGGGAAAGTAGCGATTGGGTTAACTTTACCTAAATACAAGCTATCACGGTTTGCTTGAGATAATTTTTGTTCAACACGTAATACTGTAGACAATCCACCTCTGTTAAATCCAGCAGGTGCAAACCATTCAGCAGCTACTCTATCGTTATAAGCGTAAACACTAGGAATCATAGTTGAGGCAGGAACCCAAACGTTTTTACCAGTTTCAGGATCTTGTACTTGCAACCAAGGCCAGTAAGTAGTTGCATATGAGTTATCTAATTCAGCTGCTTCACTTACAACAGTAGAAACAGTAGAACCATATTTAACCATATCAGTTACGTAAATAGCATCGCCACGGTTTTGAGTATTTAAAACAATACTTGCAATAGGAGTTGCATAATCAGCATTATACAAACCAGGAGTAATCAATACGTTGTATTTGTAATCATCAACATTTGATAACAAATTGATCATGTTAGTGTAGTTACCAGCTTCTAATCCTTGTGTGTTACTTGAGTTAATAAGTTCATAGAAATTAGCACCTCCTTTAACATCACCTGTAGCACCAGTGAATGAACCACTAGCTACTAATGGAATAGAAGAAGTGTATTGTGCTTTAGCAACACCGTTATTATCAAAATAATCAGGAGTAGTTAAGTTAACAGACTTAACACGAACATATGCTGATTTATTAGGGTAAGAACCAGATACTTCAATTTGATTAGTAGTTGCATTGTAGTTGTATGTGTAATCACCGATTACAGCACCAATAAAGTTACTAGATCTAGGATCTAATGACAAACCACTCCAAGTTTCTAATACAGAAGGAGTATTTGTGGTATCATTACCTTGACGGATCAACAATGTGAATGTTCCAGATCCAGTATCGCGTTGAGAAATTTCCCAACGAACGTTATCTCCAGAACCGCTCGCTAAAGTACCATTAGTTCCTAATGAGCTGCTGCTGTTCATGTTGATACCTTTAGAGAAGGTTTCTAAAACAAACGCAGGTTGACTAGATGCTTGAGCAGAGGCGGAAATTGCGGTTGATGTAGCTGAGGTATAAGAACCTGATACTACACGAGCAACCAATAGACTGGTTCCACCATTGTTAAAATAATTGTATGCTGCTATATTAGTGAAATAACCATAAGTATTACTACCACTTGTAATAGCACCACCAAACACTTGTTTAAATTGTGAATAAGTAGTTACTAATGTAGGGATCTCTACAGGACCCTTTGCGGTAGGACCAATGATTGCTGCCCCAACCACAGCAGGTTGTTGAGTCACTTGTGACTGATCGTTTTCATTCATGAAAACCCCTGGGGATATAATTTGTTCTGCCATTGTATTTTGTTATAAATATTACAGAACCCTGTAAAAAACTTTAAGATTACTTGATTTGGGTCATTGTAACGATTACAGAGGGAACTCCTACTCCACCGTTTGCAGGAGCGGCAGTTTCGGCAACTAATTGTGCACTAGCACCGCCATTGACGTACCATACTAATTCTAAATAATCTCCGGCAATTAAACTTTCTACGAAATTCCAAGCTGCAACATACTTTTGGTTTTGGTTCTGAATTGAAACACCTGTGTTACTGTTACTTACATCTATTCCATTTTTCCTTAACCAGATATGAACGTCGGGAGATCCACCTACTGTAGTTTGAACCTGTGCTGAAAACTGTAGGTTATAAATACCGGTCCTGGTTACTGTAACTCTTGAATTTGATGCTACTGTAACTCCGTCTTGAATGACTGGGGTGTTTAAAGTAATAGAGGCTGACGCTCCTGTCACTACTGTTTGAGTACTTGTATCGTAGAATGTACCAACTCCTAAGTTTGTAACTCCGTTACTTGCATAAGATGAAGTTAGTGCATAAGATGCAGAGGTTGCAAAAGAAGCAGTTCCGGTAATACTACCAGATAATGAACCTGTGATTGATCCAATTTGAGCCGAACTACCTGATAAAACAGGAACGGTTAAAGTATTGGTTGATGGGTTATAATAAGGACCATTTGATCCGTCTGCCCCTAACTGGTAATAATCATTTAATGCACCTGTTGAATTCTTAAATACTAGCGTATATTCAGCATTAGTTGAGTTATTAGAAGCAATATATTCTTTACTAGCAGAATCGGCCGTTTTAGAATTCAAGGCATTAGTTGCCCAAGATGCTGTTGCATACAAAGGACCGATAATTGTATATGAACCGGAAGTTACTAAGTCATATGCTTGAGAACCAGATAAAGCATCTACAAACTGATTTACGTGAACTGCCTGGATAGTTTGTCCGGTTTGGATTTGGGCTAAATAATTTACTGCGTTTGCCATTTGTTATAAATATTACTACAGGCCGAAACGTGATTTTTGTGCGGAGTAGTTTTGTAGGACTTCTGAGGCTGAGAGTGCTCGATTGTATATTTGGGTTGAAGCTATATTTCCGTTTAGGTATCTAGAAGGACTAAACTGCCACCTACCTAAGCTAATGGTAGTTTGAACGGTAGACATAACAGGTTCGTTAGTTGCAAATCCATCTAAACTTCCGTTAATGTATAATTTTGTACTTCCACTTTCATATGTACCTGTAATATGCCTCCAGGTTCCATCTCCAACCTGAAAAGATGAAGTAGCTCCGTTAGTATTAGGATAAACTCCCCACTGTATCTTTTTATTTAAATCAGGTCTGTCTTGGATAATAAAACCTTGTACAGGAGGAGAACCGCTATGGTTGTTGTCTAGTAAAGCTTGAATGGTTCCTGTGGTAGTTCCGGTGGTAGTCCACTTAACCCACATACTTACTGTGATTGAACCGCTAGTTATAATTTGAGAAGGTCGTGTAATAGTAATATAATCATTCACTCCATCAAAAACAATACTACCACCATTAGCAGAACTAAACGTAGGTCCGTTTGTTAAAGTACCGTTATTAGAACCGGCCACATCAAACCAAGTAGTTGAACCAGAAACATAAGAATTTCTATCGGCAGCATCTAAACATAATACTAGACCGTCTGTTATGATTTTTCCAAATGCGTATTGGGTTGCCATATTTTATAAACCAAATCTTGTTTTTGTTGCGTTGTAGTTTTGGAGAATTTCTGATGCTGATAATGCTCGATTGTAAGATTTAAAAGAACCGTACTGTATATTTACATAAGCAGCGTACTGTGAGTTAATAGGTGCGGCTGCTAGATATAAAGGAGCATTAGCAAAATTATTGGTTATTGATCCTGTTGCAATAATTACTGTATTTTTATACACTAACATACTTCCGGTAGCATCCCTAGTTACTGTTACGTTGTGCCATGTTTGTATAGGGAAAGAATAAGTTCCTACATCAGATACGGAGCCTACTGTTCCTCCGCCGTAACTACTTATTACTAAATTCGTAGGAACTCCACTTCCTGTTAAGTTGGCATACAAAAAACATTCAAATGTTGACTGAGCATTTCCAGAAAATAATACTCCGTATCTATTACCAAAGCTTCCTGAGAATCCTAGTACTGTAGGTTGGTAGAACCAAACATCATGAGTAAAAGGACCTGATCCTGTGCTAGCGTATGATCCTGTAGATCCTATAAAGTAGTCGTTTGTTCCATCAAACACAATCGATCCTAAAGATCCAGTATTAAAAGTAGGTCCATTAATTAATGATCCTGATCTGTTTAATCCTGATAGATCAAACCAAGTAGTAGAACCGGACATGTATGAATTTCTATCCGATGCATCAAGGGCTAGTACTAACCCGTCTTGTATTAAATCTGGTCCACCTGCGACTCCCATATTATAATCCGAACCTTCCTTTCAAGGCGTTGTAGTTTTGTTGAACTTCTGAGGCTGTAAGGCCTATAGTATATATCATAAGAGAAGCTGCATTACCTTGTAATTTTTCACTACTAGCATCAGCATTTGTAGCAATTCTAGCATTTGTAGTATTAAAAATTCCAGAAGATGTTACTGGGGTTCCTATTTGAACACCGTTAAGATATAATCTAATAACACCGCTAGTTCTAGTTCCAACTAAATTACACCAGTTATTTGCAGTAATACTTCCAGCGCTTCCCTGTATAGTTATACCTCCTCCAGGGGTTGTTGCAAAAAACGGTGCTCCATTTGAAGCAGATCCAAGGCCGTAAAATCCAGTTTGATTCGAACCTATGGAGTAAAAGAATGCATTAACACCGAAAAATTGAGTTTGCCTAACCCACATACTAACACTCATATCTCCTGTTCCAATATTTACAGAAGTACTTCCACTGGTTACTATCACATAGTCATCTACTCCGTCAAACACAATTGAACCAAGTGACCCTGTATTAAACGTAGGACCGTTAGTCAATGTTCCGTTATTAGTGCCTGCTAAATTAAACCAGGTAGTAGACCCAGATACATATGAATTTCTATCACCGGCATCTAAAGATAATACCAGTCCGTTTGTTACTACTACAGGGCCATTAGAGAACAAAATTTGTCTCCTTTCTAAACTCGTTTAAAGTTTCTTGATTAATGTTTTTCTTGTATTTGCTATGATAAGTAGTATGACATTTATAACATAATGTTATTAAATTAATTAAATCATATCTCAAATCTACATATTTACTAAAAGATAATATATGATGAGCATTTAATACTTGACCTCCTCTTTGTAAGCAGCATTGACAAGTATAATTATCTCTTTTAAATGTCTTTTCTCTTAAAACAGACATTTCATATTTTCTTATAGTGAATCGTTCTTTATTAGATTTATCAAAATTCCAATTTGGATGATTTTCACCAGTTCTAATTTTCATTATAGCTATAATTTTAGGCATTTTTACTTTTTGGGTTATTTCCTTATTATAACATCCACACGAATATACCCTACCTGTTTTAAATGAACGTGAATTTATTGATTTTTTAACTCCACAATCACATAAAGTTAACCAATAATAGTTTTTATTTTTTTTATAATCAAATGAAAGAATTGTTAATCTATTAAATTTTTGACCTGTTAAATCAATAAATCTATTACTAGTACTTATTTCACCTATACATTTTTTGCAAGTAAATTTATACTTTTGTTTTAATAAAACATGTTTTTTAGATGTGTGATTAACATTACATTTTATACATTTATATTCTATATCAAAATTTGAGGGAGTATCTTCCCATTTTATAGTAATAGTATCTCCAGGTTTACATACATAACCTAATTTATTATACCTTGAGTTATTTATATTATTTGTTAATATATTATATGTTTGATATTTTACACTCATATTCCGTATCTGCCTCTTAGGGCGTTAAAGTTTTGTGAGACTTCTGCTTGGGTTAAGGCTTTATCATATTCTAAGTATGAGCTGATGCTTCCGCTTAAGTTAAATAATCCGCCATTATAACTTCCTATAAATCTTGTTCTAGATAAAGGAATTTGTATATTTGGAAATGTTGTTGTTGTTAATAATACTCCGTTTTTATATACAGTCAGACTTCCTGCTGGGTAGTTTGTATAGTCAGCCACAAACACATAATTTGCCCATGAATTAAGAGAACCTGAGAATATATTAGTAACATTAATTAAATCACGTGCAGTATCTGTTGCAAATTGCCACGTCACTTGATTTATGTCACTTCTATAAATCCATATATAACCTACAGTGTTACTTTGACTACCGTCACCTATTAGTGTTGGTAAAGTACCAAGTGTACTGGGTATGTAAGCCCAAAAGCTTAATGTTAATCCAGACGATGTTAGATGAGCAGGTATTGATACATAATCATCTGTTCCATCAAAAGCGATTGCCCCGTTTCTATAGACTGGACTATTTATTAATGTTCCCGATAAACTGCTACTAGCAGCCACTGTATTAGTCCAAGTAGTACCTGAAGATCCTGATAAATAAGAATAAGGATTACCTGCATCTAGGTTTAATACTAGACCGTCGGTTACTATGTCTGGTATTCCATACCTGGATTTGTAAGCGTTGAAGTTTTGCCAAACTTGGAATTGGGAAAGAGATTGGTTGTAGATTTGGGATGTTGATATTGATCCTGAAAACGGAAATAGAGTGTCTGATATTTTTATATTAGTGCTAGGGGTTAAAATTGTTGATGTCCCTGTGTTTTGAGGAGTTCCATTTACGTACAAAATTACATTAGCATTAGAATTTATAGTAGCTACCATATTAGAGTTCCCATAGAACATTACTCTTGTACTATTAACAGCAGATGGTTTAACCCAATTTACAAAAGTAAAAGGAGCGGGGGGGTTTGTATAAGGAGTAGTTACATAATCATCAGTCCCATCAAACACAATAGCAGCCTGTTTACCAATCCCGGAAAACGTAGGTCCATTAGTTAATGTTCCGTTATTATTATTTCCTGATATGTCTCTCCAGGTTGTACCTGACCCGGGATATGAATCTAGTTTTGCTGCATCAAGGTTTAAAACCAATCCGTCGGTAACTAATTGTCCTGTATAATTGTATCTTGTTGCCATGGTTTAGATTCCGAATCTGCCTCGGAGGGCGTTAAAGTTTTGGGTGATTTCTGCTTGGGAAAGTGCTCGGTTGTATACTGAAAAGATAGGTATTCTTCCGTTCATTACTTCTGAATAAGCTGATTGGTTTGTACCAATAACCCAGTTTTGTGAGGTAAAATTGTAATTGTAGGTATTAGATTCTAGTAAATTCCCATTTAAGTATATAGCAACTGTTGTTCCTCCGCTACATACTAAGGTAACATAGTACCATGTATTAGTAGCTTGTGTAACTGATGGTTGTAATCTTGCTCCATTAGCGTAGTATAGTAATGTGTTATTTGCAAATCTATTAGAATACACACCTCCAAAAGCTGTGTTAGAACCTCCCATATCCCATATTACACTATACGGGAGTGGAGCACTAGTACTGCTTAAACTGTACCAAGCGTTTGTAGTAAAAGAACCGGTACCAAAAGCAACTACAGAGCTAGTAGGTAAAGTAACCCAGTCATTTATTCCATCAAATTTAATTGACCCTCCAGACCCTGTGTCAAATGTTGGTCCGTTGACTAGAGTCCCGTTGACTGCATTTCCTGATTTGTCAAACCAGGTTGTAGAACCAGAAACATAGGACTTTACATTCCCGGCATCAAGAGCCAGGACAAGTCCATCTGTTACTATTTTAGGTGAGTGTGCAAAACTCATTATTCTCCTCCCATTCCCATTGGGTTAGGATCAGTCCACTCATCGGTAGCTAATATAACCAGAATTTCTTCGTAAGTGTAAGGACCTTCTTTTGTAGCTAAGTTAGCAACACATTCCGGAGTTACTCCATCCCACTTAACGAATGTTTTAGTTCCGTCAACTGATTTACGGACTGTCTCTTCTGATGTTTCACATACTTGAGTAAAATCGATTTCTGATAATTCTGTTACGGAGAAAATCATAAATTCTCTGCTTTCGTAATCTGTAACTTGTGTCATATGTTTATAAATATTAGAATGTTTTATGATAGTGATCCTGACCTCCAAGCACCGCCAATATATGCGTAAATATAATAAG